GTGTTTTAATTTCCTCAATGCCTTCTTCATCAAACTCCACTTCAAGTTCTTCAATCATATCTATGATTTCTTGAAGTTGATCATCACTAAGACTATCAGGGTCTAAATTAATGATAAAATTAGCCATTTTATTAAATAGCAATTCATCAAAAGAAAATTCAGTATTCACCTTAGTACTGCCTTTAGGCAAAATATGGTCTTCTTGTTCAAGAATATCATCAATAGTTTCTAGTAATTCCATTAATCTCTTTCCAATGCTTCTTTAACAGCACTTTTACTCTTTTTATCTTTCTTAGCAATTACAAATTCTTCATCCCCACCTTCTTCTTCTTCAGGTGGTGCTTCTTCTTCAGGTGGTGGTGCTTCTTGTTCATTTCCTACATTTGCATTAACATCCCTAACTTTACCCTCAAATCTATCATCTCTACTAGGTAACATCTGTCCTTTCCTATCCACTGAATTCACAACTGCTCTTAATGCCATTATAAATTCTGAATACTCCTTTGACATATCTGCTAAAAGCTGTTGAGCTTTCTTCACAAAAACAGGATTATCATCAACTTCCATAATTTTATTCTCTAAACCATCAATAAATTCTTCTATTTGATCATCAAGAGCATGAAGTTGATTGAGCATTTTTTTCCCATTTTTTTTCTCATTCTTGCCATTTTTTTTCTTATCATTTTTCTTTTTATCTTTCTTTTCTTCAAGTAAAACTTCTTTGAGTCCCATAATTAACTCCCTTTACAATATTCCCCCATCAATTAATTTATGAATCTGCTCTTTTACTTCTTCATTAAATATAGAAAGGGTTTTATCTTTATCATCAGAATTTCTAACTATTTCAATAATATCCTTTAGATCACCATTGGATTTTAAAGACAGAGAAATTGCTTCATTTTTTTCTTGTACCGACAAGTATTTATCTATTCTATTTATAAGTTGTCTCATATCATTAATATTTATATAAATTTAATTATTTTGGATTTACTTTTCCGATTTCTTTACTTATTCTTGCATCAGATTCTTTATGACGTAAATTAATTTCTTTTCTTATCTTTCTAAATTCTTCTTCCATTGATTTTCTTAGAGCGTCAATTATTTCCTGATGTTCTGCTACATTAGTTGACTCTATTAACTTTCCTTCTAATGTTATTCTACCCACAATAAATCCTGCTGATAGAACACTAAATGCAACTATAACTACTAGAATCATTCTTCCTATTTTATTCTCAATTCCTTTGACCTTTTCAAGTATAGAATCCGATGTTGTAGTCACCGTATCAGTACATGTACCTATTTCAGTAGATGAATCTTTATGATGATTTTTCAGAGTTTCATGTAACTCTTTAACTGGCATATATTCAATTAAACTAATTAAAGAATGTTGCTGTTCTATTAATTTTCTTAAAGTAGATTCACTCTTATCAGAAGACTCTTTTAATGTATCAAATAGTTTGACCATCAATTCAACATTATCCATTATTATAATTTTCCCCATTTTCCCCATGTACTTCATTGGAAAGAGATGATATCTGACTATCCATCATTTTTAGTTTTTCATATTCCCTTCCCGTTATTTCATTTCTCCACTGATGTATTTTATTTTCAAGCTCATTAAATATGACTTCTTCTTTTTTCCTCAATTTTTCTTCTGCTTCCTTATATCTTGACATATCTCTAATAGCTGTAAGTCTTAAACCATTAGGTAATTCCCTTGCATGAATCTCTACAGGAAATTCAGTTCCGTCTTTTTTTATTGCAGAATGCTCATATATTTCTTCATAATTTGCTTTTACATTATCTCTAACTAAATCAATATCTTGTAAAGCCACATATTTCAATACTTTTTGTCCAATTAATTCTTCCTGTTAACATTGAATTATGTCTGCAAACTGTTTATTAATATCAATGATTACACCATCTTTAGATATCACTACTCCTTCAAATGTTGCTTCAGATAGTAACTTAAACCTTCTTTCACTTATTTCTAAACTGGATGTTAGTTTACGTCTTTCAATGGCATATTTTAATGATCTAACAAGAGTTCCAGCATTAAATTCAGGTTTAAAAAGATAATCTTGTGCTCCTAGTTTAACACATTGACATGCTATTTCTTCATAACCAGATACTACAACAATAGGCAAGAAATCACATTGAGCTAAAACTAACTTAAAAGTATCCAATCCTGATCTACTATCAGGAAGTACTAAATCTAAAAGAATTACATCTATTTCACATAATTCTTCTAGTTTACACTCTTTTTCAAGGTAATTTAGCCCTTTTTCTAATGTATTTTTATGAACTACATTAAACTTGATTTTTGAAGTAGATAGAAAATCTAATATTAATTCAGTATTTTCTTCATCATCCTCTATATACAACAAATTAATTTTTTCAGGAATTATCATCTTTCTCTCCACAATTAATATTCTTTATTATTAATATTCTTTATTATTTATATTTATAATAATTTTGAACTTTTCTGAAAATTTTTATAAATATTATTAGATAAAATAAAAAGGAGAAGAAAAAAAATGAAAAAAAATATAATGTTAATAATTATACTCTTAGTTTTACTATCATGTGCAACAATAAAAATGACTCCATGTATTGTTGATAAACCAGATGGTTCAAATATTGAGCTATCTCAATTTTGCAATGAAAGCAGACAAGCAGGTAGAACAAGTTATATTTGTAATTTAGAAAAAGAGTATCAACTTGATCCATGTGTACTACATAGAGGATTAGAAGTAGTCTCCCAAGAAGGCTTAGTATTGGAAGGATATACATTCGAAGAATTTGAAGCATGGGCAAATTATGTAAGAGACCGTGTTAAAGCAGGAATAACATTTGGTACACTCCAAAGCATTGCTTTGGAACAATTCACCAAAATAAATAAAATGGTAGGAGCACAAATCCTTTTATTGGGTAATGTAATGGTACAGCTTCCACAAAATGAAATAATTGAACAGGATGATACAATACTGGTATTATCATCCATTGATGATCTTGTACAAGAAGTCAAAAGGCTAGATATATGGACAAAATAAATTTAGATCAATATTTGATATATCGTCATTTGATGGACAATGGAGACCTTATAGAGTTTTCTACTTTTTCAATGATAGGAAAAATGATTCGCCTTTTCACAAAAAAGGATGTTAATCATACTGCCCTTTTATGGTGTGTCGATGAATTTAAAAATATTAGAGATAGAAGATTCATTATGGAAGCTCTTAATGCAGGAATTGAACTGAATCTACTATCAACCAGATTAAAAAACTACAAAGGAACAGCATATTGGTACTCCCTAAAAGATGAATTCAGTGAATATAGGGATGAAGTAGCATGTATTTGTCTCTTAGCTGAAGGAAGAACAGATGAATTAAGATATGACTATCTATCACTATTAAGGCAAATGTATAGAAAAGTTAGTGTAGACGTTGAAAAACATAGCTTCTGTTCAGAATTTGCTCAATGGGTATTACAAGAGTCCGGTATATTAAAAAAACAAGACAGAGCATTAAAACCGGGGGAATTCAGCAATCTTGGGATATACAAACCAAGAATAAAAATCTACTAAGGGAAGAATCATGAATGAAATTACAAGTCAAATATTGTCTCAAATAATGGTAGTAGTAGCCCCAATCATAGTAACATCAGTTGGAATAATAGCAACTTGGTTATTAAATGAATTAAGAAGGTGGGCAACAAGTAAAACAAATAGTCAAGTAATTGACACTGCTTTCAAACAACTCAATCTAATTACACAGGGAGCAGTAGTAAGAGCAGAGCAATTAATAAAGGAATTTACAGCTAATGGTAAAATCACAACAGAAGAAGCAACTAAATTAAAACATAGTGTATTCAATGACATTAAAACTCAAATACCAAAATCAACTGAAATTATTTTGAAAAAAAATCTAAATAACTTTGATGATTTCATAGATTCAAAAATTGAGGAAATGGTATATTATTTAAAACAGAATAAAATTAAAAAGGAGTGCTAAAGAGAATATGAGATACCACAGTTTTTTATTAAATGAAGATGCCGTTTCAAAAGCTCTTGGTTTAGGTGAACCTAAAGTTGGTCAATCATATCCATCTGAAAAAGTACAAAGATATATTAAAATGATTGATGCAGCATTAGCTACAATGCAAAAGAAAGAAGAAAATGAAGCTAATGATGCTATAGTTGAAGATTTAAGAGATAAGAAAAAGAAGTGGAAAAATGTAGATCAAGAAACTAAACCAAAAAAGACTATAACTGAACCTCCACCCGATCAAGGAGAAGAACCACCCGAAGACCAACAGCAACAAGAACCACCACCTGAAAAAAAACCACAAGAACAGCCAAAAGAAGGTAAACTCAAAAGATTTTTAGGTGGAGAAATCATTTAACAAAGGAGAAAAATTATGAATTACTCAACATTTGCAGCATTAACCAATTACGATACAGTAGTAGCAGCAATAGCAGCAAACGGAACAGATGGAGATGCATGGTTACTGAATGAAACTAAGATTTTTCAAGATGGAACTATGGGAAATCCAAGAGCAGCAAACACCGATGAAAATACATACAAAAAAGGTGTGCAAAGACAAAAAGCAAGGACGCTTAATCCCACAGTAACTAGAAATAAAATAAGTGCAGCATCTACCGTAACTGCTTCTCCTTCTGGTAATTTACCAGCAGTAGGAAATAAACCAAATGGATATGCAAATACCTCTCCTGGTGGGGGAACATTCGTAAATCAAGAAACTGTATCTAATCAGAAAACAGCAGCAATCAGACATAAAGTTTCTTGGTATGTAACTGATAGTACTAAGGAAGCAGGTTATAGAAGGGTATTTGGCATTCTTGAAGACCCAACAACTACAGCAGCAGGTAGAGATGATGATTCTCAAGTTCGTAAATAGAGAATGAGTTAAAAGAAAGTTTTAAAAGCACTAGTATCTACATCAATTAGTTGTTCTTTATCAATCGGTTCAAGTAATAATCGTACTTTCTTTATGAAAAACTTATCAATCATAATACTTGAATCAAATTGTATTAAAGTATCAAATTCTTCAGGCCAATTGTAAAATGAAATTGTTTCGATATTCCAAGGATTCTTTTTGATGTAAACTACTTTGGCTTTAAGACCTTCCTTAATATCCTCATATTTATCTTTTAACCCAAGTTTATCTAAAAGGAGTCTATACCCATAGACTCCTTTTACATGCCAAGGTGTACCTTTTTTTGGTGAACCACTATTCAAATATTTTCTGATATTATTAATACCAATATTTGCAGCTAATTCTTCAGGTTCTAATATACTCAATTCCTTTTTAAACTTTCTAATATTTTTAGAAAGTACATCATCCCCCTTTTGCTTCATGATCATTTCCATGACTTCTTTTAATCTAGGTCTTATAGCTTCAGCGGATTCAGACCTAACAATTTCAAGGCCCGTTACCTTTATATCATTTTGTGGGACTCCCTCTTTATCAAGCAACCAATAAGCATATTTTTTCTTTTTGACGAAAAGAGCAGTCTTAGCAATAATTTCCTGTTTGAATCCTATCTTGAAATCATGAACTTGGGAGTTATAATCTCCTAACTGAATTTCATTATATATCCGATCATCAATATATCTTTCCATGATACCGGATATATCTTTGATGATATCAATTTTCTCATCATCATCCAAACTATCCCATACAGAATCCCCACTGTCCTTTATCCATTCCCCCAACCCAACAAAAAGAGAATCAGTATCAATATACTTCACATAATCCTTATTTTTTGATGGAATCTTCTCTGCTGATAGATCAGTTAATATATCTAATAATTCCTGATTAGGGCTATTCAGAAGCTCATTACAGAACCTTTCTCCTGATTTGATGGTATGCCTTCCCCCTGCTGTAATAGCTTCAGCAATGTAAACATTAAAGTACCTTGAATAAGGAACTGAAAGAATGCCGAAGAAAGCATTCATCATAACCTTAAGAGCTAACTGTAAAGAATTAAGTTCTTTTTCTCGTTCTTTATACCTCTTATAATCATCTGTACCTTCTTCACATGCATTAGCCTTCATCCCATATTCATACCTTTTGCCTTTAACCTCTTTTCTTTTGAAAAATACATTCTTTTCAACTTTAGCAACCACCCCTTCTTTTTTAGTCGAAAAAACAGAACCATTTGGAGATATAGACAATAGACCTTTTTTCAGAGCAAGATTAAACTTATCAAGATTAGACTCATCAAATATAATCGTTTTCCAATCACCATTAACTTCCTTTATCATTTTGAATGATTGAAACTCCCTATTTCTTGTACAAGAAATGATTTCTTCTTCCTGAAGTCTGATAATCTTACCCATAAAAGTTTCATTTGACATATTCATTGTAATAATATGGGATGGATAGCTTGACGTTATATCCACATCTACAATCCACTCATGCAATCCCTTATCAGGTTCTTTGACCCATGCAGCTTTAAATTCTTCTTTGTCTCCACCTGCAAAATGGGGAGCACATAGATTATTTCTCCTAAAATACGTTAGCATTAACCCTTCAATTAATTGGGTTTGAGCATTATAATATTTCATTGGTGATTTGCATAAAAGACTTACTGCTTGAATCATCCTAATATATCCAAGTTGAATTTCAAGATCATTCACCCGTTCACAATCTATCACATTATAATCAACAAACTTATCCCAATCCTTTTCAGCCAATTCATTAAGAGAATCATATGGATTTTCCAATTTTCCTTTCTTTAGTTCTACTTGACTAACATACTCAAGAGTATACCTTTCAAGCTTTTTCCCATACCATTTATAGACATTATAATAATCTAAAATCGTCACTCCCCCCATATCAATATTGAGAGATTCAGACAAATTTTGCTTCCATATACTAACTACGTTAATAGGTGACATTTTACTATAGATTTTTTTGCCTTTTTCTTCCCCCCATAAAACCTTTGCCCTATTAACCATATAAGGCAAATCAAAAGCCCATATATTATAACCACTCATCACATCACAAGGATACTTGTGTAAGTAATTAAAAAAATATCTCATTAAATCTTCTTCACTATCACATACATAATATTTTAAATTTTGCATATTTCCTTCATAATTTTTTAATCCATAAACATCATATCCAAATGTGATAGTTTCTCCTGTTAATCCATTTCTAATTGATGCAAGTACTACAGGGTCTTTAGGGTCTTTAAAATCTGGAAATCCTTCTCCCGTAATTACTTCAATATCTATATAATAAATTTTCAGATTAGGTACATATAGCTCATCATCCGGTATACCATAATATCTTTCTGCAAGATATTGAATTTCATTTTTAGCTTTATTTTCAAAAACATTGGAAGTACTATTTCCTTCTAAAAAATTATGATATGCATAGTAGGTAGGGAAAGTTTGCTTCTTAACTAAACCACCAAAAATGGTTTTAGCATCAGCATTCTTTTTTTCGGAAGGCAAGAAAACATATGGTGTCCAAGGAATTTCAGTATATAAATCTTCACCATTAATTTGCTCCCATAGATGGATTTGTGATTTTTTTGTATTATACCATATATTTTTAAACATCCTTTCTCCTAATATTGTTGGTGGGAATGAAAGGAGTCGAACCTTCAAATTTTGGATTTTGAATCCAATGCCTATACCAAATTCGGCTACATTCCCATGATGGTGCTAGCGGAGGGATTCGAACCCTCAATCCATTTCAAGCATAAGATTTTAAGTCTTACGTGTATACCAAAGTTCCACCACGCTAGCTCATATATCATAATTATAAATATCTCTCTCATCCAATGGATCATAATAATCATAAACTGCATTACATGACTTACAACAAACAAACATCATATGTAGATTTAATAATTCTAATAGAACTGGCCCTTTACATATCGGACATTTATAAACAGTTCTTTGTCTAATTTTTTCCCTTTTCTGCTTTTTCATTTTTTTGGTGGGAGTAGTAGGAATCGAACCTACAAATTTTGGTTCCTAAAACCAATGCCTATACCAAATTCGGCTATACTCCCTTAAAATATAGTAAATTCATCCTCAGTAAATAACCACTCACTTTCCTTTTCAAATTCTGTATCTTTGAAAAGTTTAATATCTTCTCGTAACATTGGAACTCCATCTTCCTGATTATAGATACAATAAGCAGGATGAATTGTAAATAATACAGGATATTCTTTTTCTCTTAGTGATAAAGTTTTAAATACTCCCCTTTGCCTTAAAATTCCCGTAATGTCTTCTGTAAAAATATACTTTGCATAATTTCCCAAACAAAGTATTTTTTCAGGATTTATAACAGTTATATACTTTCGTATATAATGTTGACATACTGAAAGTTGAGTTAGATTGGGTTTAGCATTTCTATTGCCTTCTACTGGTCTACACTGTACCGAATTTATTATAAGGAATTCACTTTTCTTAAAACCAATTTCTCCTAATAAATCAGTTAATATTTTTCCAGCAGCACCAACAAAAGGAGTTTTGTTTCTAACTTCATTATACCCCGGAGCTTCACCTATTATCACATATTTAGATACAGGACTCCAATGTGGAATAGCCGTACCATTAGGACTTAATGAACATTTCTGACATGTTCCCACTTGTTTATCAAGCAATTCAAGCATTCTTATTTTTTTGTTAGAAAGCATTTAATTGTTATTCCTTCTACCCCCCCTTCTTCTTCTTGCTGCTCTTTCTGCTAATTCTTCTTGATCAATCTGTTCTCTATCATCCCCTGAAATTGTAGCATCTTCAATCCATTCATCTAGTTCAATGCTGTCATACATCTTCAAGCTTCTTTTGTCAAGATAAAACCTATCCATATGACCAACTCTACCACCAATTCTTGACTTTGTTATTTTATAAAGAATTTCAGATTCATATATCATTTGTTCTTCATCAACTCCTAAAATAGCCATAAAATCAGCAGTAGCAGGAACTCCCATTGATTCAGCAACATAATTAAAATCCAACTCATTAAATGCCACAAAAAATCCTTCTCTATTTAACTGTGAAACTGACACAATAGGACACTCAAATTCAAAAGATAATGATCTAAGTTTTTCCGATACCCTATTTACTACTGTATACATATTCTTATCAGTCTTATATGCTGTCTTCATCAAATTTATATAATCAACATATATAATATCAATCTTAATATCCCTAAGAGCTAATTCCCTTAGATATATTCGAAAATCTAATACTGATGCATCCCCTGTTGGATATTGTTTTATGAATAATTCACCTCTACTCTCATCTTCTCTAATACCTCTTAATTTTCTAGCTAATCTCGTTCTATATGTACCAGTTAAATACATCCTATTAACATCAAACCCTGAATAAATCCCATCAAATCTTTGAGCAAAAGCATCTTGAGACATTTCCAAAGAAATAACAACAGCATTCTTGCCATTTAAAACTTGCCTTGCAGCAAAATTAGCCATTGTATTTGACTTCCCCCCATGAATCTTTGCTGTAAATACATTAAAAGTATAAGGGGGGAATCCACCATTTATTAGCTCATCAAAAGCATGAAAATATGTTGGAACTCTATTTTCTGAAGTAGTAAATATCCTTCTAAGCCTATCTCCCATTTCCTCAAAATACTTCAGACCCAAATCAATTTTAATATCCTTGGTTAAAGCCTGTTCAATTCTCTGTTGAATTAAATTTCTTTTTTCGGGGTCTTCAACTTCATCAACAGACTCTATAATAGCAAGCTTAAGTGCTTTCTCTTTCAAATAATCATTAGATTGAGATAATAAAAACTCATAACTTTCTGTTATACTAAAATCTGTTGAAACAGCTTGCTCTATAATAGACCTAATTTCATCAGGATTTTCAGAAGAATTGATTACTGTATCATTTGATGGTATCCCATTGAATTCATCAACATAATCCTTACAAAATTTAAAGGCATAACTAATATTGGGATCATCAAAATATTCTGCTTCAAAGACAGATGAAGTCAAAATAAGAAAATCCCTATTAGATAAAATGCCTTTGAGTATGATCTTCTCTAAAAAATTTGAATTTAATTTTTCCATTAATAATATTTTACACCACTTTTTCAAATTTGTTAATTAACAAATTTCACTTCTCATGTTATTATTTATAGTTATAAATAGAGGGATAAATGAAATGAATGAACTTGACGAATTAAAACAAATATTTGACGAATTAAGAAGTAATCATGATATTGAACAACTGGCAACTTTTTCAGACCTTGATATAGCAGAAAAACTACAAAAAAATGAAATGATGGTCATTAGATACAAAGAATTCTACTATGCAGAGCTTGAAAAATATGAAGTTTTAGAAAGAAAAATGGATGCTTTGAGAGGAATAAGATATAAACATTATAGATTTAATGTAGATGAGGAATGGGCAAAAAAAGAAATAGAAGATTACTGCTTACCATCTGATGAAAAAATCATAAAAATGAAAAAAATAATGGCAAAACAACAAGTTAGAGTAAGATTCTTTGACATGTGTTGGAGAGCATTTAATTCAATGGGATGGAGCATGAAGACATTTTCTGACAGAGAGAGACATGGCATATAAAGTAGAATTAAATTTAGGCAATAACTATAAAATTAGAATAAAAACAAATCACTATGATTACATGAAGATAATGAAAAACGAATTCTCCCTTCATGTAAAAAATTACTTTTGGTCTGGAAAATACAAATCAGGATTATGGGATGGAAAAGTACATTTCATAACTGAAGCATCTTTAATGCCATTTGGACTTTTACTTGATTTTTTAAGAACACACAAAAGACTATTTCCAGATATAAAATTAGAACCTGATGATAATGTCAAAAGTCTTTTCAAGGGAAATCCTTTAGATATCAAGTATGATTTGTCTTTATATCCAAGACCATATCAAAAAGAATCCATTGAAACTACTCTAAGATATACAAAAGGCATAATAAGATCAGCTACAGCTTCAGGGAAATCTCTTGCAATATCCTATATAATCAAAACTCTACTAGATAATCGACCAATCACTAAAGTATATAGGGGATTGATTATAGTTCCATCAGTTCAGCTTGTGGAACAATTCAGAGATGATATGATCGAATATGGTATACCTAGTCAATATATCGGTAGAGTTTATACAGGATATAAAGAATGGGATAATGCAATCGTCATATCCACATGGCAAACTTTAAAAAATAATCATAAAAAAATAGAATTATACGATTGTATGATTGGGGATGAATGCCATCAAGTAAAAGCCCATGAACTCAAAAAGATATTTTCTAAATCAAAAGCAAGGTATAGACTTGGCTTTACCGGAACACTTCCGAATGACCAAACAGAACTTTATAATATAAAATCATACTTAGGCCCAATTATAAAAGAATATCCTTCAGGTCTTCTTGCAGAACAAGGATATATTGCAAAATGCAATGTTAAAATATTTAAAATAAACTATCCCCTTGGAGTTGAAGCAGACTCTTATAATGGAATTAAAGAAGAAATATTTAGTCACAAATATAGATTAGGAGTCGTATCTTTATTAGTTCATCATTTAAATGATAATGTCCTTCTTCTTGTGTCAAAAATAAATGAAGGGGATAAATTGATAAAATTATTAAATAGACACACAAAAAAAGAGATAGTATTTCTTTCAGGAAAGGATAAGGTTGATATAAGGGAAGAATGGAGAAAAAAAATGATGAGAAGCAACAATATTGCCCTTATTGCAACTTACGGTATATTCCAGCAAGGTATAAATATACCAAATCTAAAATATGCCATACTAGCTTCCCCAACTAAAAGTAAAATAAGAACTCTACAAAGTATAGGAAGAACTTTAAGAACCCATGAGAATAAAGAAGATGGAGCAATTATATTTGACATTATAGATGAAGTAAAATTCTTACATAAACATGGAGAAAAAAGATTGCAATATTATGAATCAGAAGGATTCGATATAAAAAAATTCTATTTTGATCAAAATCAAGAAATATCCTTAGCAAATGCTATTGCAGTATCTCTAGCTTGATCATCTGTCTTAATCACATATTCCTTGCCTGAACTGTTACCACAAGTATCAGGTTTTACACAATCACCTACACCAAATCCATAGATAGCCCTATGACTCCAACCATACCATTTACCATCTGATTCAGCCTTTCCAAATGATTGAGCAGAATGATCAGAGTGAATTTTTTGTCCTTTAATTCCCATCCAATCTTTAAAATGAACTTTAGGCTTTTTATTAGCATATCTAGGTACATTGCCTAAAGTTCTTTTCTCCATAGGAACATCAGTCTTTATATAATCAACTCTCTTATAAGTTTTCATCCTAAGAGTTTTAGGATTCAAATCCTTAACTTTATGAGGTTTCAATTTCTTTACAAGAAATGTTTTTTCATCAAAATCTTTGAATTTCATTTTTAAGTTCTTCTATAAATCTTTCTTTCATCAACTGGTGATCCGATTTAATTCATTCCTGAACTTTTGTCCATACTGGTTCTGCTTGTATGTTTATATCCTTTAAAACCTTAACTATAACTTCTGTTACTATCTTAAAAATTTCTTCTTCAGAAAAAATTGCATCTGGATTTAATTTACAGGTAAATTTTCCATCATCACCCATTTCTGCATGACATATAAGATTACCTGAATCTTTATCATAAATATTTAATCCTGATAATACTGAAGCATCACCAATAATGTAAATCTTCTTTGCTGCTGCTGTACTTTGTGCTATACTATTAGAAACAAAAACAATAAATAATAAAACTACTAATATTAAAAACACCTTTTTCATCATCTTATCTTCTTCCTGATTTAGCATACCAAACATTACCTCCACTTTTTGATATTGCTTCTAATCCATTTGTAGGACTAAAAACATTACCTCTTGCACCTTTAGCAGGTGCTTTCCAACTAGCTGCTTTATAAACATTTCCAAATTCTGGCCCTTCTTTTGCATCGACAAAAGAATGAACACTAGTTCCTGAACCAAAAGTTTGTTTTGTTATAATCTTATAATATCTACCACCTTTTTTAAATTCTATTTTAGGTGGAGTTACTTCTTTATTATAAGAATCATTCTTGTTATAAATTTCCTGAACACCCTTAACATATGCTATAATAGCTTTTTTAATGTCTTTAGGTTCATCAACCTTTCTCGTTATATTGGATGTATTCACTTTACCAACAGTAGATTTTTCTTTCTTCTTCAATTGATATGGAAGTTTTTGAACAAATCCCATAGCTTCATTTGTCTTCTTTTCATCCCAATCTCTAAACTTCATAATATCCCCCTCTAAGAAATATAAGGCACGTCATTGACAACTATCTTTTTTCCCTTCCATTTCTGTCTCTTTTTTTTATTCGGTATCATAGAAGTAGCAATAGTACACTTCCCACCAACACATGACCTTACCATCCACCTCATATTTGTTATTTCCTTTAACTGTCTACATATTCTCATACTCAAAACTTTTGCATCATTATTGTCTAATTTTTTTTGATCGAATTTTAAGATATGTTTAAAGATTCTATATTCAAATGGGTCTTTTTCTAACACAATTTCCATAATTAAATCTTTATTACAATGGGTTTAGTCACTAATATATACGGTTCTCCTTCTTCCGATATACTTTTAACAGAAGCATTCACGTTAATTGATTTTTTTATTATGACTTTATCAGTCCAAGGAATAGTATAGTAATCTCTGTTAGCAACTACTCTCAATTCAACTTTATATTCTTTTCCTTCTTTAAAACCAAATTTCTTCAATGGTGGAATAGTAACAGCCAATCTTCCATTTTCAACAATTGTTGAAACACCTATAAATAATGAATCAGTGAGAAATAAAATAAATGTTCCTTCTACATTGGTTACATCTACATTAGCTATAGATATTTTGAACACAATTTTTTTTGGTTTTGATACATTTAACTCCATTCTGTAACCTTTGTAATTTTTATTCTAAAATCATCTTCTTCATCATACACACTATTTACTATGATTTGAGGTTTTTTTCTTTCCCAACCATAAGACGAACCACCACCACCTTCCTCAACTATAATATCACCACCACCTGCTACTCTAGGTATAAATTTTCCCATTGTGGCAATTGCAACACTCATCTTAGCTTGTCCTTACTTGTCTCCATGAGGTAAATTCCCCAGGGGCAGTAGAGGGAGCAGTTATTTGATATGTCCCGATTACATCACTTCCCGTACCCACTGAAGCAGGATTTGAATAAATCCTTAATCTTGCAGAAGTCATATTTCCATCTCCATCATAAGATGGATTATCAATAAATATATTTTCATGAACTAATCCAAGAATTCTTTTTAGATCATCAGAATTTTCTTTTACCCCTGCTGAAATTGCTAATGTAGTTGTTTCGATATCTTCAATATAATTCTCATTACCACCAAAAGTATATCTTTCATTTATAGGTAATACTACACCACCATCACATCTAATGGCATAATCTTTATGAAGATCACAGGCAGTATAATCATATTTGTAATTTCCATCCCCCACTTCAGGCATTACTGCATCTGTTACCACAAGAGAATTATCAGCAACATCCCTTATTCTGATTGTAGGTGTCAAACCTGTTATGGGAACACCATTACTTGTGAAAAATGCTAATATATTCATTTAATATGGCCCACTTCCACTCGTAGTAATTGATTCTAATTGCTTCTGACCATTATAGGTAAACAATTTTGCCATAGTCTCTCCATCTGAAATTCTAATCAAATCTGTTCTTATTAATTGCTTCTGAACATTATATGATAAATCTTTATTAAATAGTTTACTTGCCTTTGTATTATCTGCCCATATTCCTATATTTGTTAATTGCTTTTGAACATTATAAACAAATTCTTTATATGCATATAAAGAAATGGATTTAAACTCCATCTCCATTTCATTAGCAAGTTTTTCTAATAAAGTATATGCTCCACCACCACTAGCTGAACCACTACCCGTTGTCTGTCTTGTTACTATTACTCCCATTACACTGTTCCTGGAATCAATGAAGTATCCGTTTTGATATCTCTCTGCAATTCACCCATTGAATCAGTTCCACCTGCACTTGCAGGTTCAGACCATACTCCTTGAGTAATATCTTTCTTATCTTCAGTCGTGATAATTCCTGCTGTAACTGTCGGGGAAGTAGTAGTAATAGATTGAGGGGAAACAACAAAAGTAACTACAATCTGGTAATCTCCAACAGTAGGAACTACAGGACTCCCCCCTTCATCAACATATAAATTTCCAAGTACTTGCAGAAAATGATTTCCTGCCCATGAACGTACTCTCCATCCATTCAATAAAAAGAAATAAGCAGAAACAAATTGACCACCACCTATAGGGTCTCCACCAACAGTCCTTAATGCATCCAAGTATCCTGCATTAACCGGAACATCTGATGCTGAAGGGGGAGTTGTTACCCATCTTTTCCATGCAGAGTAAATATCCCTTTGAGCATCTAATTCTGTAATTCCATAATTGACGTTGATGATTTTATTTGGCCCATCAAAGGTTACTTTTTCTGCCATTTATAGTAATCCTCTCAGTAATCCCTTTGGTCTTATTACTTATATTTATATATAAATGGGTCAAAAATAGATGAAATGGAGGGAAAAGTTTCATCAAAAGAATATTCCTATCCTAATGATGAAACTTTTTATTTGAATTATATTAACCACTTCCACAACACCTATTTTCTATAGTAATTAAGTACTATAGTTTCTTTCAAGAGAAGCAACCAATGAAATAGTTTGCCCCGTAGCTCTTGTAATTGTTGAAGTAGTTCTAACATATTGTGCTGTAAGCAGACCAATGGCAACTACAGTTACAGGAGCATCAGTTTTAATAGTCCTTCCACCTTGAGTATTACCATCATAGTCAAATGACCAAGGTATGCTAGCAGCAGAAGCAAAACCTGAAATGGTATTAGAATTAGCATCCTCTACAAGAATAGCATCTGATGTACCGTAAGCACTTACCCCAATACTAGTAAAAAACATCCAATATTCAGCAGCAGCATCATCTACAAGGTTAGAGTTAAAATCCAATGTACCTGTAGCTGTATATGGAAATGTCCTGATTTCATCTGCATCATCAGTAAATTCCAATCTATTGATATCTTGTAAGTTATAGTTATCAATATAAGTACCACCCCATCCTGCTACATTGAGAGTCCTTAAGGTATCACCAATGAAAAGTAACATATCATCAGCAATGTCACCTCTTATAGGTGAAGCAGCAGAAGTAAGAGCATTAGAATTAATATTACCCGTTTGTCTTAGTAAATACTGAATCTTTTCATAGACCAATTCAGCAAGTTTACCATTACCATCAATGATAACATGGAAATAATAAACCGTATCACCAATCAATCTTCCTTGCTGTGAGTAGTAATACGAAACATCAATATTTTGATAATTTGCACCTGAAGCAATTTGAGCATCAGTATGAGTTACCTTAATATCAAGTGCATTTGCCAAAGGCATAGCATATTTCTTATAAGTCAAAGCTGTCAAATTCTGTTCAGTCAAAAGATCGTAACTGTCATAAATTTTTGCTTCTTCTCTAAGATAAATAATAAAAAGATCACGATAGTCAAAATTGCCGAAATTGGTATTACCAAAAATCTTGACTGCTTGATTGACTTCCCCTGCAAAAACCATATCTACAGGAGTTGCAGCAGAAGCAGGAGTAGCCTGAACATAATATGCTTTATCGTTAACCGAATCTTGAAATGAACCAAGAGTGGTAACATTCATATATTCTTCTCTACTTACACCTGCATCATTTTTATAAGCCCATCCAGCATCTCTAATGGTATTTTTTGTAGTTTGATCGGCCCAATTCCATGCATCAATCAACTCAAACTGTTCTTCAGTAATAGCAATAAACGGAAATGGAAATTTAATCAAATTAGCATCCGTTTTCCATTCCTCTTTCATGAATGAGTAAATTGCCTGTCCGGTAGCCCCATCAGCATAGACTAGATTACCAGACCCAGGATTTAATGTGATAGTACCACTTGCCCCCGGTGTGATTGTAACTTCTACCCCTTGGTTAAGATCATCAGGGTCAACTATTTTAGCCATTTTTTAATCCTCCTAAATATAAATAATTCTTATCTATATTTATATTTAATTTTCCCTTTTTTCACAAATGATCTTATAAAAAATTTACAATTTAGGGGTTTTAGTTTTATTTATTGAGTCCAATTAATTGAAAGATAAGGTCTCAAAGATGTATTTGCTAAATAATTACTAGACCTAGCTTCCCATCCCAACCCACCTATACCACCACCAATTATTAACCATCCATAAAGATTTGGATATGTTCCATCTAGCCAATCTTGAATATCATCTGTAACAGTCCAACTTACCCATCCTGTTTGACCTGCTCCAACAATAGTTATATCACCTGAACTTCCATATATATCATCAGTAGTATCAGTACCCCCACCCGTTGTCCAAGCATTTCCATTACTCCATTCATTCCAAGTTACTTCAGTAGTTACCCAATTCCTTCTAAGCAATTTAGCAGCAGCACCTTCTGATCCTGTTTGATCATTAGCATATATATATAACCAAATCTTAGCTGAATTTACAGTAGAAAAACTTGGAATGATAGAATCCCCAATCTTAGGACTAAAAATTGGAATATCTACAGAAAGATAAGTAAGTAAACTTTCCTCTGTATTATACTTTAGAGTAGGATTATCTGAATCCATATA